CCCCTGTCCACCCTGCGCACCTGTCCTTTCCGCAGGTACGCAGGCCCCTAAACACCTTGGGGTGACTGGGCTGCCCGCTGTCCAGCGGGTGCCCCAGCCTGTCCAAGTGCCCCCAGGGCGCCCCTTAGGTAGCCGGCGGTGACCCCCCATGGGGGGTGACGACGCCGTCCGCACTATGCGTAAGCCCCTCACATTTTCCGAACAAAAAGTCGGTCCACCAGGGTCCACCCCCTTTGGACCAGGGTTGAACTAAGGGTCCATAGCTGGCCGTTGAGGCCAGCGGTGAAGGGGTAGAGCCGTCTGGGAGACCACGTAGTGGTCGACCAGGAGGGGATTTTGGGATGGATTGCTGGCCGTCTAACCATGGTTGGCTAGGTCGGTTGACCAGCGATGGTCTTTCCAATACTGTGTTTGACCTGGGGGCCCTGCCGGTGACCATGGATTCCCAGGTATATATATCTGTGTACTCCTGAGGACACTTCGTGGCTGTGTTGCTGGCGGGCAGTTGCCCGATGATGCGGGAAGCGATGCGGCTGGGTAAGGAATGTGGGGCGGTGTACGGGGTGTTGTGGGAAGCCGCCTTCCATGACGAGAGGGGGGATTGTGGAGGGACGACGTCGTTGAGCCATAAGGCGTTGGCTGACCTGTGCCACATGAGTCGGACGACGGTGATCAGGGCGGTGGATCGGTTGCTGGATGATGGGTTGATTCAGTTCTTGCATTTAGTGCCGACACCACAGGGCACCTGGAAGCGTCGTTACCGGGTTACGCACCCAGAGCACCTGGATGACCAGAGGGTGGCCTTGAGGGTCTTTGACGTGCCACCTAGCGAGCGAGCTAAGAGGGCTACGGCATGGGCCGTTGACAATGTGGTTGACAATGACCCCCTAGGATGTTGACGGTGCCTGTGGTGGGTGCCTAGCTAGGGGGAGGACGCCGCTAACCTCCCCTGTAGCCGTACCGCTGACGTCGTCATGGCCAAGAAAGCAAACGACATCAACGATCAACTGGCTGATCTCCACATGGGATTGGCCCTGCTGCTGAAGGAAAAGCTGCAGGACGGGTCGATCACAAGTTCTGAGTTGTCTGTGTTGCGGCAGTTCCTCAAGGACAACAACATCTCCGCTCAACCGGTGGAAGGCACACCGTTTGGCGACCTGGTGTCTGCCCTGCCGGATCTCGATAAGGTCGTCCACATGCCACGTCGTCGGGCTGCTTGATGGCTGTCCAGCGGGCCTCCACATGGCATGACCTGCCGGAGCCGTATTGCTCAGACTTCAGGTACTTCCTCTGTGTCGTCTGGAAGCACCTAGCCCTTCCTGACCCCACACCCATCCAGCTGGACATCGCCAGCTACATGCAGCACGGCCCTAAGCGCCGCATTATCCAGGGCTATCGCGGTGTCGGTAAGTCATGGATGGCCGCGGCCTTTGTCCTGTGGCGCCTGCGGCTGGATCCACAGCAAAAGATCATGGTCAACTCTGCCTCCGGGGCAGAGGCCAAGAACTTCACCACCTTCTGCCTACAGCTGATTCGGGACATGCAGATCCTGCATTGCCTGGAACCACAGCGGGAGGAGCAGCGATCTGCCGTTCATGCTTTTGATGTACGGCCAGCCAAGCCGGACAAGAGCCCATCAGTGAAGTCGGTGGGCATCTTTGGTCAGATCACCGGCTCTCGTGCTGACCTGATCATCCCGGATGACATCGAAACACCGACGACGTCGTGGTCCGTCTCCATGCGGGAGAAGCTGCTGTCCGCAGTCGGTGAATACAACGCCATCCTCAAGCCCGGTGGCGAGGTCATGTACCTCGGCACACCGCAAACCGAGGAGTCCATCTACAACAAACTGCTCCACAAGGGCTTCTCATCACGCATCTGGCCGGCCCGTTACCCCGAGAAGCCGGAGAAATACGGGGACCTGCTGGCTCCTGTCGTCCAAGAGGGCTGCATTGAGCTGAAAGGAAAGCCCGTTGACCCCGGTCGCTTTTCTGAGATGGACTTGCTGGAGCGGGAGGTCAGCTACGGCCGCTCTGCTTTTGCCCTGCAGTTCCAGCTGGACACCACCCTGTCGGATCTGGAGCGGTTCCCGCTGCGCTTGTCTGACCTGATGGTCATGGAAGTCAGCGACCATGCCCCTGAAAAGCTGGTGTGGTCGTCTGGCGCCGAGTACCGCGTCACTGATCTGCCGGCCGTTGGCTTCTCAGGGGACTATTACCACCGTCCAGCCTTCATCCACGGTGATTGGCTGCCGTTCCAAGGCTGCGTCATGTTCATTGACCCTTCCGGTCGTGGTGCTGACGAAACGGCCTACGCCGTGGTGGCCCACCTTAACGGCAACCTGTTCCTGCTGGAGGTCGGTGCCTTCCGCCAGGGCTACACCGATCCGGTCCTGGAGGGCCTGGCTGCCGCGGCCAAGCGCCATAAGGTCAACCTCATCCTCCTGGAGGACCAGTTCGGTCAAGGGATGCTGGAGGCCCTGCTCAAGCCGCACCTGCAGGTCCACCACCCCTGCACCATTGAGCCTGTCAGGTCGAACATCCAGAAGGAACGGCGGATCATCTCAGCCCTGGAGCCGGTCCTGAACCAACACCGCCTGGTGGTCAACCGCTCCGTTGTTGAAAACGACAGCCGCGGCCGTGATGATGACTCTGCGGAAGTCAAACTCAGCTATCAGCTGTTCCACCAGCTGACGCACATCACTGTTGACAAAAACTGCCTGCAGCACGACGACAGGCTTGACGCCGTTGCTGGTGCCATCCAGTACTGGAACGAATCCCTTGCCATTGACGAAGACCGTGCCATCGCCGAAAGGAAATCTGAACTTTGGGATCTGGAACTGGAAGCCTTTATGGGAAATCTCGATGGCGCTCTTGATGCGAGGTTTCTTGGGATTGCTTTGGCGGACCTCCCCAAAACGAGTGGCAAAGGAACCTGGATCCCTGCTCGACCCGCCGCGGCGCCCTAGGGCCTGGGTGATTCGCCTACCTGGTGTTTTCGTCGGCCCGGCCGGCCGCAAAATGCACGGCTCTTTTCAAACCGTGGTCATGGCTCCTTCCGAGGACATGGCCTGGGAAATTGCCGTGATGTCTGACGTCTGGGAGCAACTGCCCTTTGATGTCAGCAATGTTCAGATCTTCCCCAAGGAGCCGCTCAGCAATGGCAAGCATCAGACTCGTTGACGCTGCACGGCACTTCAAGGGCCTGAGCCATCAGCTGGCTGCATGGAACGCCCTCCAGCAGTCCCTCACCAGCAAGCAGATTGAGGACTTCGCGGAGTTGTACCGCGCTGCCCCGGAAACCAAGCCCTCCAACTTCCAGCCACAGTCCCCCTTCAGCCTCAAGATCACCCCCAACATCACCTACGGGGAATTGACGTTGCAGTCGGAAGCCCGCCGCTTCACGTCGCAGTACCAATGCGACACGGCCATGGTTCTTTGTCAGTTCGTCCAACGGGCTCGGGACCACTTCGGCAGGCCGGCCATCATCACATCCGGCTATCGCCCTCCCAAGATCAATGCCCAGGTCGGTGGTGCCTCCATGTCGGAGCACCTCTACAACTCCCCCGACACCGGTGCCATTGACTTCTACCTTGATGGCATGTCGGTCCTAGAGCTGCAGAAGTGGGCCGATAAGACCTGGCCCTATTCCTTGGGCTACGGTGCGCCCAAGGGGTTCATCCACATCGGCATCCGCCCTGGCCGACCCCGGGTACGTTGGGATTACTGATGTCTGAAGACGACCTCTGGCCACCTCTTGATGAGGCGCTAATCAAAAAGCTGGACGAATTGATTCCAGAGAAATGCCCTGAGTTCGCTGACTCAGACCGCGAGATCTGGATGTACGTCGGCCAAAGGCAAGTGGTGCGCCTTCTGCGCTCCGTTTATCTTGAGCAACAAGACGACCTTTGACCTATGTGCGGCGGTGGTGGTGGTGACGGCGGTGCAGCCGAACGGGCTGCTGAAAACGCCCGGCGCCAAGAGCGGATAGCTCGGGAACAAATGGAGATGCAGCGCCAGCAGTTTGAACAGCAGATGGCACTGCAGCAAAAGCAAGCGGCTGAACAGAAGGCCATTGCTGAGGCACCCCCGCCGCCCCCGCCGGCAGCTGTAGCC